ACAAAACACCATCGCGCCTGATTAGTTCAACACCTCGCACCTCAAGGCTCATATCTTCGTTAATCCTGACCTCGTACACCACACGACCATCTTCGTTTACAAAACTAATTGATCGGCCTTTGACTTCCTTAACATCGGCTGTTAGAGAGCGTCCTGTTTGCATTTTCATCATGCTTCCCTCGCTTCCAGCATGGCATCGGCCATCGCGTAAGCCTGAGCTGCAAAGATGTGGCGTGTAGCATTCACGTCAGAGGCCAGCATTCCTTGCATTGCCTTGGCCGCAAAGTCATCCCGCAAACTTTTGCGGATCATGTCGTCAAGCCAGTCGGTCCCGCTATCGGGCACTTTGAGCTTGATGGCTGCGTATTGGCGCAGGGTCATACCGGATTGCTCCCTTACATCCCACTCAAGGCCGTTACCGTTGTCGATGTATTCAAACGGGGCGCGTGGAAACGCTGGCCCACCTGTGTTTGTATCGCTCATGCTGCGTGCTCCATTTCAAATTCGGGTTGATGCAAACCATTCCCGGTGCGTGCACGGCGCAGGGCTTCGGTCATTGCGTTTTGAAGCTGAACCGGCTTCAAGAGCTGGGTCAGTTGGGTGTAAACGTCGATCATTTCGACAATCTCAGAAAGGGCAGGACCATCGAATCCCCAGCGGCCTGTTTTGGCTTCGCGTGCTTTGCAGCGCAGCAGGGCATCACGGGCGGCAAGGCAGGTCACTTCGACAAGCGGGCTGATCTTTTCGCTGCACACCAATGACACATTGCAGGCTGCGGCCAGACAGTGAAAGTCGTCATCGGTGGCTGTCCCCGCCTTTATGCGCTCAAAGGCCAGTTGCACGGGCAGGGTGATATGCCGGTGTACTTCGGGCGTGAAGTCTTGAAACTTGCCCATGGTCCGGTAGATAGTGGAGGGGTCGGCCTGCCATTTGCGCTTGGCTTTTGAGGCGGTGCGGTGCTTGGACTTCATTTTGTGTCTCCAGAAAAAACCCCGCACGGTGGCGGGCTGGGGTGAATGGATCATGCCGCTTTGTGCAGCATGTCGGCGTTGGCGGCGCTGCCTTTGCGGCGCAGCGTCGATTCGTATTGCAAGACCAGGGCTCGGAAAGCGATCAGGTCACGCTCCATCGCTTCGATGTAGTCGTCGTCGCGGTCGATGTGCTTCCAGTACAAATCCAGCTTGGCGGACTCCAGCGCGGGGCAGTACAGGCCGAAGTGCCACCACTTGCGCCCGGTGATCCACATGCACCCCTGAATCTGGTCGATGTACTCAGCAATGTCGTTTTCAAGCAAAACGGGCATGAGGCTGTCTGGAGACACCAAGCACTTATATTCGGACCCGCCATCGTTGCCGATCAGGCCGTCAGCGCTGGCTCCAAAGCAGGAGTCGTCGGTGGTCACAAACCCGGCTGTCTCCACGATCACCCCGGCTTCTTCTTCGTGGCGGGCGCGGGCCTTTGGCTCCAGTTCGTGGCCACGCTTCATTTGCCATGTCTCAAAGCCTTCATCCAGCGGCTTTCCACTGATTCGCTCAATGGCCAGCTTGAAGGCGTACTTTTTGGCGGCTTGGGTGAAGTCGCCTTTGTTCGGGCCGGACTTGAGGCGTTCGCGGGCTACCTTGAACATGCTGGCAGTGATCACCCCTGCACGGGCGGCGTGCCATTCTTCGCTGCCCTGGGTGCATTGAATGAGGATCATGTCGTTCTCCAAATGAAAAGCCTGCGCGGTGGCGGGCTGGGGTTGGTGGTGGGCCTACTCGCTGCGTCCGCGATCTCGCGGCATCCGCTTTCGGCCCGTAATCGTCAGCCGCGAAGCTCGGCCAGTCGCTCGTCAAAGCGTGCGTTCAGGTTCTTCACTGCCTCATTGTCGGTGATAGCGTTGATCCAGTCAGCGGCTACGTAAAGCGCATCCTCGTTCGTGGCTGCATTGATCTTGGCCAGTACCTGTTCGACTGTGACTTCGCCCGTAGTCTCGGCTGCTTTCGCCTCCGGCTCAACCGTTCGGGACTTGTCCACATCTGAGGCTGCGGCTTTCAAGCGTTCATGTTCCCCGGCCAGCAGTTTACGGTCTTCTTTGCTTGCCGTCTTCCAGAATTCCTGATAACCCGCCATGCCTTTGGCTGCGGCGGCTTCGGCGGTGGCGATCAGGGCAGGGCTGGCGGTTGGCTCAAGCACCTCGGCGGTGCCCATATCCACCGGCACCGAAAATTCCTGCAACTCGTCCGGGGTGTAAACGCCCAGGATCACATCGGGGGCATACAGGCGCGCCCAACGCTTTTGCGCCAGATAGGCCAGTTGCTGCTTGGGGTCTTCCGTCCACAGCGTTGAGTTGCGGGTGCGGGCTTGGGTCATCAGCAATTCCAGCATTCGCGGCCCTGCCTCACCCTTGATCGTGGCCCACACTCGCACGCCAAGGCCGTGCTCGTCGTTTGTGTTCCAGTCCGGCATCATGTATTTCTTGGGGTAGCCGTTGTCGTCCTTCTTGGTCTTGCTTTCAACCATCTTAAATTTGCCGACGATTTTTTCCCATGGACCAAACCACTCAAAGTTGAAGCGGTCGGCCAACAAACTGCTGGAGTTGATCACGCTGGCCACAAGCTGGGCCTCGTAGCCCAAGACCCCGTTAATCGGGTAAGTCTTCTGTGCCACTGCAAATGGGTTCATTCCCCATGTGGTGGCCTGCATGACCACTGCCAGGCAGTCGCCGGGTTTGCCATGGAAGTGCTGAGGCACCGTGCTGCGGGCGGTAGCCATGAGGTTGGCGAAGCGCTCCATGCGCGCCAGCGCGTTCATGTCCATCATCAGCGCGGCGCTGCTGGTGTTGAAGGCGGGGGCAGGTGGTGTCTGCACTGCTGCGATTTCGGTGTTTGTGGTGGCGTTCATTTTTGGCTTTCTGCAAGGGTTTTGAATTCGTCGGCACGCTCTGCAAGCCAACGGATGGCTGTCGCCAGTGGTACCTCGCGAATGTCGGCGATGGTCTGCGCCAGGTCTTCGGCGCATGGTGTCTCATCCAGCGGCGCAGGCGCGGCAAGGGCAGGCCCGGCAAGGGCTGCGGCAAAGGCAGCGTATGCGGCCATGCTCCCGGGCATGATCTGCCCCAATGATTCGCGGGGATCTTTGGCCAGCACTTGGGCGGGCTTTTCTGCCTCTGCCTTGCGTGCTTCCAGTTCAGCGGCCTGCTGGGCCATGGCTGCGGCTTGGCGGTCGAGTTCTTCCTGTTGGGCTTTCATGCGGGCTTGCAATGCCAGCAATTCGGTTTGCTGCTCTGCTTGCACTCGGGCGGCTTCGGCGCGCTCGGCTTCCAGGCGCTCACGCTCTGCGGCCAGTCGGGCGTTTTCGGCTTCCTGCTCGGCCTTGATGCAGGCTTGCTCACGCTCATAGTGTTGCTTGGCGTCGATTATTTCGTTGATCTGCGCATCTGCATCCCGCTTGGCGGCGTGCGCAGCATCGGTGAATTCTTCCAAGCAGTTGTTGAGCGTGTCGATGGCGCACAGCTTTTCAAGAATCTGCAAAGCCATGGCGCTGGTGCGGCATTCGCGGGCCAGTCCGGGGTAGCTGCGGATTGTGGCGATCACGGCCTGGTGGCGCTCGATCCGGTCGCGCTCTTTTTGGAGTTCGGCCTCTTTGCGTGCGGCCTCGGCGGCGTCCCAAGCGTTGCGCAGGCCCAGCACACGGGTTTCTTCCGGCTGGATAATTTCGATCAATCGGTCCTCTTCGGCAATGACCGCCTTTGAAAACTTGGTGGCATCGTCGCGTGCGGCTTTGCCCAGCTTTTCAATTGTGGTGCGTGCTGTCCTGGCCGTCATTGCCAGCGAATGCGCCTGTTCGCGGCCTGCGGGTGAGTTGACCAGGGTTATGGCCTTCAAGCTGGTGGCAAGCTGCTTCAGGTCGGCTTCGGTCTTGGTGCTGTTGAGCACCAGTGCAGCGCGATCTGCCGGGGGCAGGGTGGTGATGTCGGTTTGCGCTTCTGGCGCTTCGATCATGTCAATCATGGTTTTCCTTCGAGTTGGTGGTTGGTTTAGGGTTGCAGGGCCGTTTTGACGGCTTTCTTATCGGTGTCTTTTTTGCTCATATTGCTTCCACCTCCACCCGTCCATGCGGGTCTGATTCGTTGAGTTGATCCATGCCCGCCAGAGTGGCGTCGATGGCGCTTTTGTATATGCCGGTGAATTGGGTTCGAATCCCGGCAGATATCACGGTGATTCGGTAGGGTTGCATTTGCGAAACTCCATGATCTTGTTGACAAAAAAGGCTTTCACCTTGTCCAAGGCTTCAACTGCTTCAACTTGACCATTGGCCGCGCAATGGACAAGGGCTTGCATCAGCGCCCGGTTGATTGTTTGGTCGCCGTCTGAGCAGGCATCGCCCAAGACTTCGATCAGATCACCGTAATAGCCGCCGCCGATTTCGGCGTCAATGTTTCGGGCTTTCAGGCATTCGTCCCATGCTTCGCGCAGTTGTTGGGCTTGCCATTCTTCAAGCGCGTCTGCGGCTTCGGCTTGGCGCTCTTGCCAGTCTGCGTGTGCGTCAAGTTGCTCAACCATGTTCATGGTGTTCTCCGGTTTTGGGGTAAACACAACGGTGGATTTCAACCGAATTTGAGTATCGCGGACGGATGCTTAGACTCTCAGAATACAAAACACCATCGCGCCTGATTAGTTCAACACCTCGCACCTCAAGGCTCATATCTTCGTTAATCCTGACCTCGTACACCACACGACCATCTTCGTTTACAAAACTAATTGATCGGCCTTTGACTTCTTTAACATCCGCTGTTAGAGATCGTCCTGTTTGCATTTTCATCATGCTTGCTCTCCGTTTGCTTTTGCTATGGCGGCGCGGGCGTCTTGAACCCAAGCTGGCGAACGGTTGGTGTAACGCTGTTGGCGATGCGACCAATACTCGAGCGCCAGATTCAACGCCCCCATCAACTGGTCGCGCTGCCGTTCGCAGGCATCCAGCCGCTGCGCCAATTCACGGTAGCCGTCAAGGCGTTGAGCCGCTTCGGGCGAGGCCATCCAAGTTGCAGCTTTGCGCTCCCACTCCTTGCACAGCTCATGCAAGCGGCGCAGTTCGGCGGCGGCTTCTCGATTTACTTCCATATGTGGCGTAGTCAGCTCATCAGCCAATCGCAAGGCTTCGGGTTGCTGTGTGCTCATTTTGTTTCCCTGTAAAACGTGCTCCCAAAAAAAGCCCCGACCGTGTGACCGATCAGGGCTGAACTGCCAATGCAGCCGCGCCAGGGAGGAAAGCGCGGGCACTTTCGTGCGGGTTGATGGTGGCCGGTGCTGCATTTCCGGCTTTGAGGTTTCCTGTGGCTGGTGTTTTTTACATGCGTCCACTGCATTGGCCCGCTTTTTGGCGTTGCCTCTCGCCTGTGCTGGAATGACCACGGTTTGTATTTGCGCATCAGCCTGCGCATTCACCATCATTGAAGCGGGCTGGGCTTGATTCCAGCTATCGGACTTATGTGCATCTCGCTCAGGGATACTTGGCTTTACCCAGCGTGATCCTTTGCTTACGTCAATGCCTTTTGTGCATACCCTACTGGCCGACCTCTGCGAACAACCACAGCGCCACCCTCCATCTACTCTTTGCACTCCGCGTGTCCTTCCACGCCGCCGCTTCAATGATGGTGCTGGCCTTTTACATCGCCAGCGCGGATGTTTGATGGCAACCGAGAATCCCCAGTCCTACGCACCGAAATGCGTTTAACCATCACATCGACAGGCTCACAGTCTCCGGTGCGCACCCTTTGACCCGCTGAACGGGCTTTTCTGCCGATGTGATGGCCCCATTGCCGGGGCATCTGTCACGCAACACCCGCTGCGCCTGAACTTGCTTCTCTTGGCGTCCTGGCCTCATGCACGTTTCCACCCCTGCCGGTGCTCGCCTGACAATCCAGCTATCTGGAAGGGCTGGCGCTGTTTTGTTTTCAGCGTTGGGGGAATTATAGGGCAAAAAATTGCATAGTTGAGCGAGTTGCAAGAATTATTTTATAGGGACAAACCCTAATATACACCGTGAACAAAAAAACACATACAATCTGGCAGCATGAACACAGACAAGATCATTGATAGCATCAAGACGGCCCCAAACATCTCTGCACTGGCCCGCGCATCAGGCGTGACAGTGCGCACGCTGTTTAGCATCAGGGCAGGATCGACAACGCCATCTTTAACCACGCTCATGAAGGTTTCGGCGGCATTGCCAAAAAAAGCAGGCAAGGTCATGAAATCGAGGGTATAATTTTTCGCAGACGGCTTAGATGTTGTGCGGACAAGGCACAGATACATCTAAGCCGTCACAGGCTGACCCCTGAAGGTCTGGTACTTGTCCTACCAGCTTTCAGGGGTTTTCTTTTTGGAGACAAAATGTCAACAATCAACCCGCTGGCACGTCGAACAGACCCAGCAACAAGCCACGAAGCCGCACGCATGGCCAGTGAATTTGCAGGAACTCACTGCGCCCGCATCCATGCCGCTTTGATCCAGTGCGGCCCCATGGACCCCGAGCAGATCGCGGCCATAGTGGGCATGGAGCCTTACGCATGCCGCAAGCGCCTGGCCGACTTGCAAAGGGCTAAGCAGGCCGAAACTACCGGGGAACTGGTGCCCACAACATCAGGCCGCTATCAGCGGGTATGGAGGGCGTTGTGAGCGCGTACCAGCGATATGAGAGCGAGAAACAGGCATGGATCAATGCGCACCCTGATGCAACGCCAGATCAGATTGAACAGGCGTGCCGGGCCATTGCCAGAAAGCTGGGGGTCTGATGCACTACTACCAATTCAACATTGGTGATTACCGCAAAGACACCAGCCATTTGTCGATGCTGGAACACGGGATTTACCGAACCCTTTTGGACTGGTATTACCTCGACGAAAAGCCAATACCCAAAGAAACCCAAGTGGTTTCTAGGCGGTTGCGATTGGTTTCCGAATCGGATAGCCAAGCCCTGGAAAACGTGCTTTTTGACTTTTTTCAAGAGCGCGAAGACGGCTTTCACCACCTGCGATGCGACATGGAGATTGCCGAATATGCCTTGGTGGCTGAGAAGAACAGGAAAAACGGCAAAAAAGGGGGGCGTCCCAAAGCCAATAAACATACGGGTGAAAACCCAGTGGGTTCCCATTCGGATAATTTGGTAAACCCAAATCAAAGCCAAAATAACCCTAACCAAGAACCAATAAACCAAGAACCAGTTATTTATGCCGCGCCAAAAGGCACGGCCAAAGCGAAAAGGCTTTCGCCAGACTGGCAACTCCCAAAGGCATGGGGGGAGTGGACCTTGGAAAACATGGCATGGGGGGAGTCATCGGTTAGGCTGGAGGCTGAAAAATTCAAGGACTATTGGATCGCAAAGGGTGGGCGTGAGGCCTGCAAGCTGGATTGGGAGGCCACCTGGCGCAACTGGTGCCGAAGTGCCAAGGTGCAAACCGGGCAGGCTAGCGGGTCGCTTTTGGTGGGGGGTATTTGATGCGCGGGCACACTGACCTGATCGCCATGCGTGTCGCTGGAAAAGTCCCGGCATCCGTAACGCTGTTCGACATGCCCTTTGACACTGATTGGGCTAAATGGGGTGATTTACCCCGCGTGTGCGTGGACAAAGACCCCGTGGTTGACCTTGATTTGCGCTTTGTCATTGGCATGGTTGTTCACATCGACAGCCACAACGAACGCCGGGCCGAGCAGCTTTTCAAAAAGTGCATTGATGCCGGTGCCGCGATTGTGGCCAGCAGTGCATACCCAGGGCCAGCAGCCGATCCATACGCCTGCCAGCCATCGAAGCAACAGCTTTTTTTCCGACATTTCCAAAACCAAAATGACAACCATCATCACATCAGACTCGATTGATTTTCGGCAGTACCTGCGCGAGACAGACGCCAAGGCGAACGTCAAAAATGCAGCGGACTACACCGATGTTCTGAAGGCGCGTTTGCGAATCAAGAAGGCTGAAAAACAGATTTACCTGCCATGGCCTAAAACCCGCGACAACTTCGCTTTTCGCCCGGGTGAGGTGACGGTGTGGGCTGGCCAGAACGGGCACGGCAAAAGCCTTGTGACTAGCATGGTCTGCCTTTCATTGCTGGGCCAAGAGCAAAAGATTTGCATTGCCAGCTTCGAAATGAAGCCGCACATGACCGTTCAGCGCATGGCCCGCATGTACGCCGGAATGAACCCGTTTTCGCCCGAATTTCAGGGAGACAAGGGTATCGAGGCGATTGATGCGCTGTACGACGAGTTTGGCGGCTGGGTGGACGGGCGGCTGTGGATTTATGACCAGCAGGGCACGGCTGATCGTGAATTGGTGATTGGGATGGTCCGCTACTGCGCGACAGAGCTGAAGCTGAACCATGTTGTGGTGGACAACTTGGCCAAGGTGGTGAGAGACGAGGATGACTACAACGCGCAGAAGGCGTTTGTCGATGAGATGACCAGCATCGCCCGCGACAACCAGGTCCACGTTCACATTGTCCACCACCTCAAAAAACCCAGCAAAGAAACCGACCTGCCGGACAAGAACGACCTGAAGGGCAGTGGAGCCATTGCCGACCAAGTGGACAACATCGTGCTCGTTTTCCGCAACAAGTCCAAAGAAATCGCCATCCGGTCCAACAAAGCCGGGGACAAGGGCAAAGAGCCCGATCAGGTGCTTTTCGTGCGAAAGCAGCGCAACTATGAGGGCAGCGGTGACGGTGAGCCGCAGATCAATCTGTGGTTTGACATGGACAGCCAGCAGTATCGAGAGTCGCCAGACAGTGCGCCCTTGTTCTTTCCAAACTACCCGCATTACCCATCATGACCCATGAACCCCAATTACTTCACGGACATGGTTGCCGAAATCGCCCGTCTAAGCAAAGTCCCAGGATGGAAAGCCTGGGCGAGGCAGTGGGCGATGGACTTGGATGCCGAACCGAGCGGAGCATACAGGGGCTTGGTCGAGGCTGTCCGCGAGTCGCTGAAATCCTCAGACGATCAGCCAAAGAATGGGGGATCTGAAAAATGAAATTTGGTTCTGTTTGCAGCGGCATCGAAGCCGCAAGCGTGGCATGGCACCCGCTTGGCTGGAAGGCCGCATGGCTGTCAGAGATTGAGCCATTCCCTTCTGCGGTGTTGGCCCACCACTACCCCGATGTGCCCAACCTGGGTGACATGACTGCCCTCCCTGAGCGCATCCTGTCGGGCGAGGTTGAAGCCCCAGACGTGTTCTGTGGCGGAACCCCTTGTCAGGCATTCAGCGTGGCAGGTCTTCGCAACTCCCTTGACGACGCCCGTGGAAACCTTTCATTAACTTTTTGTGAGATCGCAAATGCAATTGACACTGTTCGCACTGGAGCCGGCCAGCAACCCGCTATCATTTTCTGGGAAAACGTGCCCGGAGTCCTCAGCACCAAAGACAACGCCTTCGGGTGCTTTTTGGCTGGACTTGCCGGCGAAGATGGCGAGCTTGAGCCGTCAGGGGGAAAGTGGACGAACGCAGGTGTTGTGTATGGTCCCACGCGAACAGTCGCGTGGCGCGTCCTTGATGCCCAATATTTCGGAGTGGCCCAACGACGCCGCCGTGTGTTCGTTGTCGCAAGTGCTCGAGACGACTTCGATCCCGCAGCGGTTCTTTTTGAGTTCGACGGCGTGCGCCGGGATATTGCGCCGAGCCGACAAGCGCGGGAAGGTGTTGCCGGAGGCATTGAAATTGGCCCTTCAGGCGGTCGCCTCACCGACCTAAATCCAACGCTGGACACCCGCGCCAAGGATGGGCCGATTAGGAACCAGCTTGCTGGGGCGGTGATGCAGCCATTCGCCGTCGCCAACTGCCTGACCGCGCGGATGCACAAGGGCATAAATTCAACCTTGGACGAGGGGAAAACGCCCGTGATCACGCAGGCAATCACCCAATTCGGCGAAACCGCTGGCACCCTAACTGCTCGCCATGACAGCAGCCCGTGCGCGGATCGGGGCATGAATGTGGTGGCGCAGCCTATTGCCTTCCACCCAACGCAAGACCCGATCAGCAGCACTGACGGCACTACGCATGGGGTGGGGTGCGGGTCGTCAGGTGGACAAGCGAGTGTGGCGGTGGCAACGCCTGTACTGCAACCAATACCGCTTGACATGCGCAATGCTGGCCGTGACCCCGAAAAGCACGATGAAATGAATCGGCAAGGTGTTGGGGTTGGCGACCCTGGTGATCCGGCGCACACGGTCACGTCTGCTTTTGTTCATGCGGTGGCACAGCCTATTGGTATTTTTCAAGACAGTGAGTTTGGTGTTGCGAAATACGACACGGCTGGCACGCTTCGGGCTGGACGCATCCCCGAGCATCAGATGGCAATTCAGCCCCCAACTATGGCCGTGCGCCGCCTGACCCCTGTGGAGTGCGAACGCCTGCAAGGCTTTCCCGACAACTACACCGCTATCCCGTGGCGCAAGAAGCCTGCCATCGAGTGCCCTGACGGCCCACGCTACAAGGCATTGGGCAACTCATGGGCCGTGCCCGTGGTGGCTTGGATTGGGAAGCGCATTCAGGAGGCGTTATGAGCACCATTTGTGCCCGCTGCAATCGCCAATTGAAGGGTGCTTTCACCAAGTACCTAGGCCAGCCCTTTGGCCCGGTGTGCGCCAAGAAGATGGCACTGATGCCTGAAAAGAAAGACCGCGCTGCCCGAGTGGTGCGTGACAGTAGGACGCTTGACCTGTTTGAAAATAAATAGCAAAAAATTGGAAAAACCGCCCATTTTCTTTTTTAGCTGTGCTAAAATTTGCACATCCCTTGGTCGGGATTTTGAAGTAAGCCCTTGGGCGCACTCTGGCCGGTACTTCCCGGTTCGACCAACACGCGAAAGCGTGAGAGTGCGGCCAAGGGTTTTTTTATTGGTGAAAAAATGAACTGCGATTACGAGAAATTTGTCGAAAACAAAAGGCGGGCCGAAGTTGCAACAGGCCACCAACCGGGCGACCTTAACGAGCACTTGTTTGATTTTCAACACGCGATCGTGTCTTGGGCTGTTCGCCGTGGCCGCGCTGCCATCTTTGCAGATACGGGCCTTGGCAAAACCCTGATGCAGCTTTCTTGGGCCGATGAAGTGGCAAGCCACACAAAAGGCATTGTCTTGGTCTTGGCTCCTTTGGCGGTGTCCGAGCAAACAATCGAGCAGGGTTCGACATTTGGCATTGAAGTCAAACGAGTGCCACACGGCCAAACACCGACAGAGCCAGGTGTTTGGATTACCAACTATGAGCGCATGGAAGTGATCGACTTTGATTCTTTGCATGGTCTTGTTTTGGATGAATCATCCATCCTGAAATCACACACAGGAAAAACACGCACTGAACTGATTAACCGATGCCAGGCCGTGCCTTATCGTTTGTCTTGCACTGCAACGCCAAGCCCGAACGACTTTGAGGAACTGGGCAACCAATGCGAGTTTTTGGGCGTAATGACCCGAACCGAGATGCTTGCCACGTATTTCATGAACGACACAGGGGATACAGGCACTTGGGTTTTGAAAGGATGGGGCGCATCACGCTTCTGGGAGTGGATGGGCTCATGGGCTGTGGTTTTGCGTAACCCGGCTGATTTGGGTTTTGACGGGACTCGCTACAACCTGCCAGCGCCCGAGTATTTTGAGCACGTTGTCGAAACAGACGTTTCAGGCGATTTGTTTGCAAAGCCTGCTCAAACTATGCTGGAGCGCAGAAAAGCCCAGCGTGACAGCATTGAAGCCCGTTGCATCGAATTGGCTAAAGTGGTCAACGCTGATACTTCAGAGCCGTGGCTTATCTGGTGTCATTTGAACGATGAAGCCGAAATGCTGAAAAGCATGATTGAAGGCTCAGTCAACGTGCAGGGCAGCGACTCGGTGGAATTCAAGACCGATGCCATGATGCGCTTTAGCCGTGGCGAATTGCGGGTTTTGATCTCCAAGCCAAAAATTTGCGGGTACGGGATGAATTGGCAGCATTGCGCACGGATGGCATTTGTGGGCTTAGACGACTCATTTGAGAAGTTTTATCAGGCCGTGCGCCGTTGCTATCGCTTCGGCCAAAAACGTAACGTGCAAGTCCACGTATTCACAGCAGAGAACGAAGGCCAGATCCTTTTGAACCTGAAACGCAAAGAATCACAGCATCACGAAATGAGCCAAAAAATGGTGGAACACATGAAAGACATTATGAACGCACAACTGCAAGGCACTTCAAACATTGTTGACGAATACCGCGAGGACGTTTATGAGGGCGATGGATTCACAGTCCATTTGTCCGATTGCGTCAAGCTGGCGAAAAAAATGGAGCCAAACAGCATCGACTATTCGGTTTTCAGCCCCCCGTTTGCTGATCTGTTCGTTTATTCAAATTCAGATCACGACATGGGCAACTGCAAAGACGATAAAGAGTTTGCGGCACAAATGAAGTTTTTGATTGATGAACTGTTCCGAGTCATCAAGCCAGGTCATAACGTGTCATTCCATTGCATGAACCTGCCCACAACGAAAATGCGTCAAGGATTTATCGGATTGCGTGATTTCCGAGGCGACCTTATTCGCGCTTTTCAGGAAGCTGGCTTTATTTATCACTCAGAGGTTTGCATTTGGAAAGACCCAGTTGTAGCTATGCAGCGCACAAAGGCACTTGGCTTGTTGCACAAGACCATCCGCGAAAACGCCACCATGAGCCGGATGGGCCTGCCTGACTACGTGGTGACGATGCGCAAGCCCGGCGAGATTGAAGAACGGGTGACGCATGGCGACGACTTGCCAGTAGCCATGTGGCAAAAATACGCCAGCCCGATTTGGGATGACATCGATCAAAGCCGAACACTGAACAAGCTGCCAGCCCGTGACGAAAACGACACAAAGCATATGTGCCCGCTGCAGCTGGATGTTATCGAGCGATGCATTCACTTGTGGACAAACCCCGGAGACATGGTTTTTAGCCCGTTCACCGGCATTGGATCGGAGGGTTATAGCGCGATCAAGATGGGCCGTAAATTTATCGGCGCTGAGTTGAAGCCTCAATATTGGGAGCTTGCCTGCAAGAACATCGAAGATGCCAAGAAAGAGCAGTCGGGGTTGTTTTGATCTGCCCAAGCGTGACACCAAGACCATGGACTTGTTTGAAGGGACTGAATGATGGACCGCGTAAAAGTCGAATTGACCAACCCCCAGCAAGCCTACCAAGTGATCACGCAAACAGTTTGGCCTGCCGCAAAGGCCCATTTAATGGCAGGCACGCAGTTGGTGCTGGAGGTGCGCGGCAAAAAGCGCAGCGATGCCCAAAACAGCTTGATGTGGAGCTGTGCTGGCGACCTGAGCAAGCAAGTCAGGTGGTTTGGCAAGCACTTAACGCCCGAGGGCTGGGTGCGATTTATCACGGGCCACCTAAACGGCCAAGAGTTGGTCCCGGATATGCATGGCACGGGCTTTATTTCGCTGGAAAAAGGCAAGTCCACCAGCGACATGACGATCAAAGAAATGACCGCCGTGATTGAGCTTATGCACGCATTTGGGGCTGATCAAGGTGTAAAGTGGTCACCGACAAGCCAAGGGAGATTGACCCATGAAGCATGAATACAAAGACAACAGTCAGCGAACAGCCGAAAAGCTACTGCGAGGCCAGCCCAAGGCCAAGCCATTCGGCAAGCTGATAGGCGGGCACTTTTACACGGGCACAAATAGCCTACACAAGACGAAGCAAAGCCGCGCCTTGCAGCTTTTTTGGCGCATCAAATTTCGCAAGACAGGCGGCGTCAATGCGTAAATGCAAGGCTTGCAAGACCCCATTTACGCCAACCAGGCCCCTGCAAAACTGGTGCTCAGTCGAGTGCGCCGTGAAGCTGGCAGAGCAGGCGCTGACCAAAAAGAAGGCCAAGGACCAAGCCAAGGACCGGAAAGAAACGCGGGAGAAGCTGGACGCCATGCGGACAAAGCCTCAGTTGGTGAAGGCCGCGCAGATCGCTTTCAATGGCTTCATTCGTGCCCGCGACCACGGGAAGCCCTGCATATCCTGTGACAGACCCCATGACCCCACGCCAAACGCATGGGATGCCGGTCACTACCGGAGTGTCGGGAGCGCAAAGCACATGCAGTTTGTCGAGGACAACGTACACGGCCAATGCAAGCACTGCAACCACCGCTTGGCCGGAAACCACGTCGAATACCGCAAAGGCTTGATTGAGCGCATTGGCTTGGCCGCTGTCGAGCGCATCGAGGCCGACCAGACTGTGCGCAAGTACACCAAAGAGGGTTTGATCGAGCTAGCCCGCCACTACAACGCCGAAACCCGAAAACTCAAAAAGGAACACCCATGAGAAAATCCAATCATCACGAGCTTCGCGCATTGCTCAGAGCCAACCCGGACGGCCTGACCGTCAAACAGATCTGCGACATTACAAAAAAGCAGGACTCTGTCACCCGGCGAGCCCTTGACGGCATGGCCGATGTTTACCGAGATCGATGGATCGTGGAACCCACCGGGAGACGGCCAATCGCTGTTTTCGTTGCCGTGCAAGTTCCTGAAGACTGCCCCAGACCCGATGTAAAATCCAAGCGAAGATCACGAGGTATCGCCGCCGTTGTGCGGCCCGAAGGGTCCGAGCGGACACAGAGTTGACCAGCAACACCGGAGAAAGACCATGGACGAATATTGCGACAACCCACACCTGTGCATCTACCCCGTGTGTGCGACATCGAATTGCAGCGACTGCAATTGCACGCTGACGCCCGAACAGGTGCGCCAGTTTGCAAAGCGCTACGCCTACCTTCGCGGGCGCTCACTGGACGCGATCAAGGAGGGCGGCGTTTTCGCTGGCCTAACGCCTGACAACGTGGTTCTGAACGGTGACGACCTAGACGCGGCTATTGATGGCGCGCTGGCCTTGCTGGTCAACACCAAAGGTAAACGGCCCGCACAGGGCACCGACGCGGGTCCGGTTTGACCGCATAGTCCGGCTGTGGCCGGAGCGAAGTGAATTTAAGGAGTGACGACACATGACACCGCTAGAAATGGAGATCCTGCTGCACTACTACTGCCGCGCCGACGACTACCGCGACGGCGACTTTTCAGCGCCGGCTGTGCGTGCTGCGGTGGATTGGTTCAAGACCGAAGAACTGTTGCGAACGGACCCCAGAGAGACGCCAAAGACTTGCTATGTGCTCACTGAGCGCGGTAAGGTTTACGTGGAGGCGCTTCAGAAAGTACCTCTGCCGCAGCATAGGTGGGTGATCCCGTGGCCGCACCCGGTGCAAGCCACCTGAAGCCTAACGACTCAATCAAATAACCGCAGCCGGGGCCGGGCCATCCCGGTACGTCAAGCCAGCAAGTGACGTTTGCACCCTCACGGGCAAAAACACTGGCAGCATGGGGCGGGGTATTCCTTTCTTCGTTGACCATGCCGCACAAAACCCACCCCTGGTAATTCTGTTGGGGGTGGGTGGTGCGTAAATGCTCAAAACCTAGGGAAAACCCCTAGAAAAAAAGCCTTGCACCCGTCAAAATGGGTGTATAATTTCATTCATGGACAAGCATAGGGCAGGTCCGAAACTAAGGAAAGCAACATGAAAGCCCAACAACAAGACCAAGCCCCCTACTTTGTGGAGCGCCAGGCCATCCAGACAGTCGGTGAAGACGACATCATTCGGCAGGCCTTGGCCATCCTCGAGCGCAGGGTCAAAGCGCCTGAGGCGGTTTTCCAAACCCCTGATGCGGTCAAGCAATTTTTGGTCATGCGAAACGCAGCCGAAGGCGATCAATTTGTAGAGCGTTTTACGGTCTTGTTTCTGGACACCCAGAATCGCATGGTGGCCATCGAAACCATGTTCACCGGCACACTCAGCCAAACCAGTGTTTACCCTCGAGAAGTGGTCAGGGCAGCACTCAAGCACAATGCAGCCGCCGTGGTCTTGTCCCACAATCACCCAAGCGGGTCAGTTCAACCCAGCCGCGCAGACGAGTATTTGACCCAGACGCTCAAGGCATCCCTGGCGCTGGTGGACTGCAAAGTCCTAGATCACATCATCACCGGCTCAGGCGGACAATCGCTCAGCATGGCCGAACAGGGCCTCATGTAACCTAGAAAATAACCCCAAAAAGCCAATGACAGCCCAACAATTCCAAGCCCTGGCACAGATCCTACGCCTGCGCCAAGGCTCAACCCGTGAGGCCGTGCGCCTGCACATGGTTGCAGGGCTGACCGTGCCCGATGCTGCCCGGGTAGCCGGGGTGAAGTATCAACTGGCCCTGAAAGCCGTCAAGCGGGCAAAAGATGGTCACAATCTGGCCATTGCAGCCACAATGCCTCAAACTGAGGCAAAATAGAGCCATGCCCCGACCATCGAAACTTACACCCGACCAATGGCGCGAGATAGAGCGCAGGCTGAATGTAGGCGACAGTGCGTCTGAGCTGGCCCGTGAGTTTGGGGTTCATCCTGCACAGATCACCCGGCGAATAACGCAAGTATCGCAAAACGTGCGAAACGTTGCGAAATCCCTCGCAAGCGCTCAAAATGCACTGGCCGAATTGCCCGTGGCTCAGCAATACGCCGCTGTCAGCTTGGCCGAAAAGCTGAGAGGCATAAGCCACAGCCTCGCAAGCGCAGCAGAGCTAGGAGCCAAGACCGCGCACCGCCTGCACTCACTGGCAAACAGCGAAGTGAACAAGGTTGACGATGCCAACCCGCTTGCCTCGATTGACTCGCTGAAGGGCGTTGGCATATTGACCAAGCTGGCAAACGACAGCAGCCAAATTGCCGTGAACCTTCTGAGCGCGAACAAGGAAGCCATGAAGCCCGCCGAAACCGACGATGTGGCTGGCGCACTTGCCGATCTGGCCGACCGCCTGCCCACCTGATGGACGCTCAGGCAAAAAACGTACTCGCACAGCAATTTGCGCGGTGGTACCCGCTGAGGGATCACCCGGTCCAGCTCGCTTTGATGGACGCGGTACCCAATGGCGTGCGGTTCCCCGTGGTTCCCGCTGGGCGGCGAAGCGGCAAGACTGAGCGGTTCAAGCGGTTTGTCGCCAAGCAAGCCATGAAGCACCCCGGCGAAAAGTATTTCATGGCCGCGCCCACTTACGGGCAGGTCAAGAAAATCTATTGGGATGACATGAAGCGCCTGACCCTGAGCGCGTGCCACGCAAAGCGGCCAAGCGAGTCAGACCTGATTATTTTTATGCCGAACGGGACGGAGATACACCTGATTGGCCTGGACAAGCCCGAGCGTATTGAGGGCATCCCCTGGACGGGCGGGGGAATTGATGAAATCGCGGATGTGAAAGACGGCGCATGGGGTGCGAACATCCTTCCTGCCCTGAATACCGTCAACCCTACCCGGCCCGACTATCGGGCGTGGTGCTGGCTTTTGGGGGTTCCTGACGGCCTGAACCATTATTTTGAGATGGCCGAATACGCACGCACGGCCAACGATCCCGATTGGGCGCTTTTCCACTGGAAATCAAGCGAGATTCTCCCCCCCGATGTCATTGACGCGGCCAAGCGCCAAATGAGCGCCAAGCAGTACAAGCAAGAGTATGAGGCCAGCTTTGAGACGGCGACAGGGCGAATCTATGAGGACTACGGCGACCGGAATCTGACCCAGCGCACGATCCAGCCGCATGAGCAGCTATTGTGGTTCCACGACTTCAACTTCACCCCTATGTCGAGCGGTGTGGGCGTGAGGGATGGGAATTCGGTGTATTGCCTGGAGGAAATCATCCTGGACAGCGCGGTGGCCCGGCAAAGCGCCATGGAGTTTGTCGAGCGGTACAAAGACCACAAGAACAAGCGCGTGCTGATTTATGGCGACCCAGCGGGCAGGGCAGGGGAAAAGCACGGGCACGCATCGGACTACACCGAGATGGAGGGCGTTTTGAGGGCGAATGGCTGGACGTTGACCCGCAAGGTCAAACCCGCCGCGCCAAGCATCAAAGACCGACAAAACGCAGTCAGGGCCAAGATCCAGAACGCCGCTGGCGATGTTTCGCTATTCGTCAATGCAAAAACCGCGCCAACTACCCACAAAGGGCTTTCAACCGTGCAGGCCAAGCCGGGCAGCACGTTCCTGGAGGTCGAGACGCGCTATCAGCACATCACCACAGCCGTGGGTTACATGATTGACTACGAATGGCCTATTCATGGCCCGACATCCTTGGTCAAGGTGTCCGGCGTGTAATAGCCCCTATCTATCGGAAAAAAAACCCGATAAAATCCGCCTATCATGGCAACCTCCCCCATCACCTCCACCCACATCGAATACGGCGCGAGCCTGCTGAAGTGGGGGCGACTTCGCGATGCAGTGGCGGGGCGGGATGCGATCATGGCGCACGATGCAGCCGAATCGCTTAAACCCGCCAAAAGCCGAAACAGCTACCTGCCCCCGCTCAGTGACCAAGACCAAGCGGAATATTCGGCGATGCAGGCCAGGGCATCCTGGTTCGGTGCGACCGACCGCACCGTAAATGCACTGGCCGGGCTGATCTTTGCCAAAGATCCCGAGGTGAAGGCGCAGGGCGCGATAAACGGGCTTTTGCGTGATATCGACCTGAGCGGCACAAACCTACGCGACTTCGCGCAAAAAGTGGTTGTCGAGGAATTGACCACATCCCGAGTTGGTTTGATGGTCGAGTTCCCCAACACCGACACCAGCACAATGACGCAGGCAGAGGCAGAACGGGCAAACGCACGCCCTTACATCACGGCATGGGCGGCAGAGCAGATCCAAGACTGGCGCGTGGGCAATGTCCCCGGCCAAGGCTCACGCTTGACGATGGTCAAGCTGCGTGAGAGCGTGGCGACATTCGAGGATGATCTATCCCCTGCCGTGTACGTGACGCAATACCGCATTTTGGACCTGTTTGAAGGGTACTACCGCCAAAGGGTGTACCGCGAAACCGGGTCAAAAGAGTGGGCGCTGGCCGTCGAGATTTTCCCAACTTCGCAGAATGAGCGGCTGCGATACATCCCCTTCACCATCGTGGGCGGCGCTGAGGTGCGAAAGCCCCTTTTGCTCGATCTGGCCGATGTGAACTTTGCCCACTACCGCACAGATGCCGACTACTCGCACGCCCTGCATATGTCTGCCCTGCCTACGCCTTGGGCGGCGGGTGTGCAACTGGAACCGGGTGAAAAGCTGCAAATTGGCAGCGGCGCGGCGTGGATTTTCCCTGACCCTTCGGCGAAGGCGGGATATCTCGAGTTCAGCGGCCAAGGGTTGGAGCCACTGCGAAACCGCCTAGCCGACCTTGAAAAGCAAATGGCCATCTTGGGCGCACGCTCGCTGGGCGGCGAAAAGGCAAGCAACGAAACCGCCACTGGTGTTGAGCTTCGCAGTGCGGGGGAGCGCGGTACTTTGGCAGGTGTTGCCGCCGATGTATCGGACGCGATCCGCCAGTGCTTGGACTGGATGGCCGCACGCTTCGGCGCAAGTGCAGGGGCTGAGTTTTCGCTGAATCGTGACTACGGCTTGCACCGCATGGACCCTCAGATGCTTGCTCAGTTGGTGGCGGCGTATCAATCGGGTTCGATGCCCGTGAGTGTGCTGTTCAGCAACTTGAAGCGCGGCGACATTGTGCCCGCTGACATGGATCAGGATACTTACACGGCGGAGCTTGACGAAGCAACGCCCACAATTGCAAGGGGCCAAGAATGACCAACTTTTACGAGGTGAAAATATGAGCAGCGTTATCCACATCATCGACGACACAACCCTTCCGGGTGTTGCGCGTCCTGCTAAAAAATCAGATTTTGCTGGCGGCCCCGGCGGCGGTAGCCTGACAAATGAGCAGCTTCGTGAATCGCCTGTGCCCGTCACAGACACGGCTGCTTCTGGCACCCGCGCTTACAATTTTGCCCAAGCCACGCGCACCGCTGTCGGTGCGACATCTTCGGCAGCGGTGGCAATCGGCACATTGTCCGCCAGCCGCGAGGTGATGCTGGTTGCTTCCACCCGATGCTTCATTCGATTCGGGGCCAGCACCGTCACGGCAGCAAATGCAACCGATGCGGCTTTGCTCGTGCTGCCAGCCGATGCGATGTTTCACATGAGGTTGCCATCCGGTGTGACACATTACACCGTCATCCGCGACACGGCGGACGGCTTCGTAAGATTCGTCCCGGTGCTTTGATATGTTCGGTGTAGGCACCATTGGCCGCATAGGCCGGGCGGATTACAGCGCGGCTAGGGGCGGTCTGCCCCTGCCCATCCTCGACCAGCTCGGTATTGCAGCTGCTGCGGCATACAGCCTGCGCCAAGTGCGCTCGGCTGCATCTTTGGCTTGCCGCGTTCGCCGATCCTCGGACAATGCAGAACTTAATATCGGTTTTACCGCCAGCGGTGATCTGGACATTGCCGCCCTTCTTGATTTTGTCGGTTCCAGCAACGGCTTTGTCACCACTTGGTATGACCAGTCGGGCGATGCTCGCAATTTAACTCAGACAACGGCAGGATCGCAACCGCGCATTGTCAACAATGGTGCGATTGTGACGCAAGATGGCAGACCGGCTGTTTTGGTAGACAACAACTATATGTCGTCACAATCATTTAGCGGACCCGCCAGTTATACATTGAACACTGTATATAACCCCTATTCTGCAACCTCAAAATATGGAATGGCAGTGGTGTTAGCTCCATATATCTTGGAGTTAAGGCGATTCAACACTGCCAATAATATGGAGTTTCTATTTAACGGCAGTATCACCGGTAGTTTAAATACTATGTCGCTGAACGCTCAAGCGGTTATTACTGCAACAGTCGCAAACGCAGATCAAAATGGGTACGTTAATGGGCTTCTGGTAGATTCAAAAACAGAAGCCAGCCTGAGTGCCGTGTCCTTAGTATCCATAGGCAATCGCTCTATTGGCGAGGTATTTTCTTACGTTGGAACAATCCAAGAGATTACGCTGTTTAATTCGACCCTTTCCACCACCGACCGCCAAATCCTTGAGCGCAATCAGGGCGGCTACTTCGGCATCACCGTTGCATAAAGGTAAAGCATGAAAATCTTGCAATTCCATTTGACAAGCGAGGAAGCACGTCACGCTGCCCAGCGTGACATGCTCGCCACCATCAATGCCTGGTCGCTGCTGTCGTGGCGGGCGGAAAACAACCCCGGACAAGTAACCAACGCTTGGGGGCCTGAAATATTCAACAAGCACACAACTGACCAAACCATTTTTTGGGTAGATTGGGGCGCAATTTATCCGCACCTCGGTGAGATTGGTCGGGCGCTTGCCGACGTTCAGATAGGTGGCACATCGGAAATGCCGGGTGTGCTCATAGGTACGCCTTTAGGGTTTTGGCAAGTCACGCTAGAGCTTGTCGATGTGGCTGACCCGATTGCGGCTGGGTATTTGCCCGAACCTGAAAGCACCCCATGATTTTGGCTTTACGCAGAGACCCCCCATCTAATGCCAGCCTGCTGGGCCGTCTTTTTTCTTGGGTGATCAAGACGCGACTTGTTAGCCTCTTTTGTCACGGCGGCATTGTCATTGACGGTGTGCTCTATCACTCCACTCTTGCCCGTGGCCCCCACAAGATGCAGCCGGGGGAATGGAGTCCTGACAAGTGGGATTTGCGGGATGTTGGTGGCGACGATGCACAAGCCATCGCCGAATTTGAAGCAGCCTGCACGCCGCCCGAAGGCTGGTGGAAGCGTCTTTGGTGGAAAATTACCAAGGGCTACGACCTCTTTAGCCTTTTGGCTTTTGTCGGCCCCGGCGTGCGAGTGTCATGGCTGCACTACTGTTTCGAGCTGTGTTACCGCATGATGACCGGGCAACCCCCTGCATTTCGCGTGACGCCCGAAATGCTGCTGACATTGGGCCGCCCATCATGATCAGCAAGCAAGACCCCCGCACCTTTTGGGCCTTGCTCTCGCTGGCCGTGATGCTGCTGGTCTTTGGGGCGGTGGTGGGCATCATCCTCACCCTGCAAACCCCCATCGACTCGCTGCAAGCCGCTGCTGCCCTGGCCCCCACATTTGCCGGGGTATTGGGTGCCATTTACCGTTTGCAATACCTGCATGAGAGCCGAACCATGATGGTGTACTTCGCAGGGCAAATTCAAGAAATCAAAACCGTCATTGGGGCAAAACATGGCTGATCGCGGCACCGTCGAAAAAATCCTGTTTGTCACCGTGCCCCTGCTGGCCAGTGCCTTGGGCTGGGCGCTGCTTTTGCGTTTCTCGCCAGTGAAAAACAGCCGCGACTTGCTCAATCGATTGTTGGCCAGCTTTGCCAGCAGCCTCACGCTGGGCGTGGTGTGCGCCGTGCTTATGCAGCGCCACACACCATGGCTGGGCGCAGGGGTGGAGCAACTGGCGACAGACCTGGGCCTGCCCGCCGGGCTGGGCGTGCTGTGGATCAACGCCGTGGCCTTCGCCGTCACCGGCCTGCCCGGCTGGTGGATCGTGACGGGCTTAACAGCCTGGCTTGAGCGCCGTGGAAAAAATCTGGTCGAGAGCGTGCTGGACGCTGCCGCTGACAAAGTGGCCCCTCACGCAAAAACGGATGAATGACGTTTACGACCTGATTCAAGTCCGAAACCTGCTCTTGCAGCGGGTCGCGGCTGGCCAGGTGCGTGACATCGACCGACTGTTTCAAGACATCGCAGACCAGATCGAGCGTGAGCTATCCGGCATAAAGCCCCTCACGACAGAGCGCAAGCGAAGCATTGACCGGATCATCGCTGACCTGCAAGACCGCATCACCATTGCAGCGCCAGACCTCACCGACTTGGCAGAGACAGAGGCGAAAGCACTCACCGCGGGAATGGTCGCCGCTGGGATTGATGCAGGACTACCCCCATTGCCCGTGCTGCAAAGCATCGCCGCCAATTCCCTGATTGAGGGCGCGGTGATCGGGGAATGGTTTTCCCGGCTCGAGAATCAAGTTCGGTTTGACATTGGCCGCACGATCCGCGCAGGCGTGGCCACCGGGCGCACCAATGCTCAGATAACCCGCGACATCATCGGCTTCAAGGTGGACAAACACCTGGGCAAGGAAACCCTGAAAGTGGCCCGGCGTGACGCATCGGCAGTGGTGCGAACGGCGGTGCAAACCATCGCCAACGATGCGAGCCAAGCCGTTTTTGAGGAAAACAGCGATGTGATTCAGGGCTTGGAGTACGTGGC